ATTCTTGAGTTCCATATCCATCTACAGGATAAACAAATACAGAAGAATCTGTTAGACCTGAAGTTTCATTTGTTGATTGAGATAAATCAAAACGTTTACCGGCATCGGGGTGTTTAATAGATCCACCTAAGCAAACCCAATTAAAATGTTGTGCTGTGTGTAAAACAACTTCTCTACCTACTGTAGCTACACCTGAGTGTACTCGAATATCGTCTGTAATTAGGAGAATTTTTTTCCTCTTCTCAGGAGGCAAATACATAAACTCTGAATTCATATAACTATTTTAGTGTTTTTAATTAATCTTTTGTGTCTATATTGTTGTGATTGTGAATTTGTTTTCTAAAATTCTCATCAGTAAGATACAAATGAATAGTGCGGTCGGCAAGTTTTTGCAAGGAAAATTTGTACTTAACACAAGCGATTTTAAAACTTTCGAATAACTCGCTCTGTACCTTTACAGAGGTCAATGTCATGTCTTTTTTGCTCATAAATTTAATTTTGTTATCGTATATAAATATATTAGGATTCTTATAAAGTCAAACCCTTATCGCAAAGTTCTTTCTTATCTTTAAAAGGACAAAATGAACAATTATGTTTACTTGGTTGAGGTTGGTAACTTTTATCTTTGTGAGTTCCATCTATATTAAATACTTCTTCGATAAATTCTTTTACAGCGCTTGTTGCTTTATTTAATTTTACTTTACCACTTGCTGGTTCAAATATTTGAACTCGTCTAATAGGGAAATCACTTACTTCAGGTACCTTTCGTTTAACTATAAAAAATTCTACTTCAATATTATCAATAGGAATATTATACAGTTGACTGAAGTATTGTTTGTATAATATTAGCTGAAATTGTTTGTCTTCGTCTTTTTTATTTATATCACTCCAACCACGAGTTGATGTTTTAATATCAATAATTTTAATTTTATTTGTTGGTTCATGATATAAAACTAAGTCTAAATAACCTTTGTAAATTGTATTTTTGTATGTTGGGTTGGGAGTTAATTGAATAGGTAATTCACAACCTACTAAACTCCATTCCTTTTTACTAAAATAAGTATTTCTTTTTTTCTTAATATATTTTAAAATTTCAACCCCATCATTATAAAATTCTCTTAATTCACTAGGATTACTGAAATGTACTTTTTTATTATCCTCATAACTTTTTCTATAAATTTCACCTAATTTATCTTCAAAATAAGTTTCTAAATCAATTCGATCAGCTTCAGCAGCACTTACTTCATATAATGTAGTTATGTAATGTTGTAATGTTTCATGCAATGCTGTACCAAACGTCATATGAATAGACTGTTCTGAGGTATAATGTCCATCTTTATATTGTAAAGACCATTTGCGAGGACAACTACGAAATACAGACAACTGACTAAATGATATCGATTTTTGATATGCATATTCAATTGGTAAGAAAGTACGTTGTCTAACTTCCTTTATTATTGCGGGTATAACCTTTTTCTTTTTACTCAAAACTTATTAAATGTGTGGTAATTTGTATAGTAAGCGTATCCGTTTATATGGTTATTACTTAAAAATATTTCTAATTCAGGATACCTTGATTTCATAATTCGGGGTGTTAAATCCCATTGGTAGTGGATTTCTGATTCTACTCCATCAACTGCGTCTTGTGGACATAAATAAGGAACAGCAACTAAACACTTAATATTTTTTTCAGTGATTGATTGGATTAATCTTTGAGCTTTCCAAATAGGGAGATGTTCTAAAACATCCCCTATAATAATATAATCATAATCATCTACTTCAAATTCAGTAATATCTCCTATAAACACATTACCATAGTATTTTCTAATACCATATTGTTCAACATAGGGTTCATGGATTTCAATAGCATCAATGTTTAAATCAGATAAATTCATCCCATAAGTACCTATCCCCGGACCTACATCTAATATTTTATATCGTTGAGGTAGATGCTCTAACACCATCGTTCTGATGTGTTCGAATATAGCACTTTTTAAATCATTTGAACTTGTAGGCATTTATTTTTTCCATTTATCTCTTAAAACCATCATTGCTATAATTCCGTAATTAGCAATGTCTATAAAACTATCAACCATACTTTCTCCACTAACATAATTCTTACCGTTTTTAAGTAAGTTTTTTAAGCGGTTAATTTTATCGTTGCAACGTAACCAAATTCCCATAATTGAAAATTTAACATCTTCTTCTTCAGATAAATCTGATCCTAAAGCGATGTTTCCAATTCCATAATCCATCATTTTTTTAGCAAACAAAGTATATTGTTCGGTTTGGATTTTTTTAAATTCCTCAGCTAATGTAGGGTATGTTTCTTCAAATGCTTTTATTGCATTTTTGTTCTCATATGAGTAAGGATACAACTCATTGTTTTTTGTCATAGAATTAAGTCTTTTAATAATTTTTTCTGTTCTTTTTCATCTACACCATGTTTATGTAGAATATGAATAATACCAGCTTTACCTAGAATATACGAATATTCTTCAGCTTCTCCAAGTGAAACGGTATATTCTTTAGCAATGTACTGTAGAAGAGTGTCGGGGGTACGTTTTTTAGATGACTTAATGTACTTTAAAAAAACATTTTTTTTCGGAATCATGTCGCAATAGATTTTATAGATTTTTTCTTTTTCGGTGTATGGTATGGTTTGAATGTAATTTGCTATATCAATATATCCTTCATACATACTGATGAAACGATGAGTCATATAAGGGTTAAATGACTCCTTTTCAACTTCTGTAAATGATTCCCATCTACGTTTCTCTCCTGTAATTTGTTTTAAAAAATCAAATATTGTCATTGCTAAATTCTTCTCTTAGTTCTTTAGGTAACATTTCAATTAATATATTTCCTGTTTTTACATCATAAAATACGGGTACTGGTATAACTGCATCTTCTGAAGTGCCAGCTACGAATTTAGATACTTTACGTAAAATAACTCCCTCAGCGAATAATTTATTTCCTTCAGGTGATGTAATTGATGTCGTTGACTTGATGTCAATGTTTAATTTTGGTTGGTTCATAATACTTTTTTATTTAAAATTGTTTGTAATATTTTTGATAATAATGCACAAAAACATATTTCTTGGTCTACTCTTGATAATGAATGAAATTTGTATTCTTCAATATAAATGATTAAAATACCATCATTGTTCTTAGAATATTCACCTAACGAATCATATAAAAATCGATATAAATCCTCATAATCATTTTTTAGCATTTGGTGCTTTTAATTCGGCCAGTATTTGCTGTTTATAGTCATTAGATACATTAATTGTGTTGTCTAATTTTAATACATTATTTACAGTATATTTTTGACAACTGTTAATAATTCGTCTATAATCAGGGTAGAATTTTTTGATTATAATAGCAATGTCTTCTAATGTGTGTTCTATGTTTTGACTATTTAAGATATTGTCAATGTGTTGAGCAATTACCTTTTTTGATGGTGGTTGTAAATCAAATTCTTGACAACGACTACGAAGCGGATCTATTAAACGCTCTGGATAGTTACCTGTTAAGATAAAACGAGTTTTTAAACTATATGTTTCCATCATGTTTAACAATACCACCTGAGATGCTTGTAATATGTGAGTTGCTTCATCTAATATTACAATTTTAAGTGGTTTAAAGCTACTAGCGGCAGCAAATGAACCTACTTTTTCTCTCATAACATCCATACTTCTTTCATCAGCAGCATTAATATAAAGAAAATCACAATCAATGTTATTAACTAATATTTTTGCTAATGTAGTTTTACCTGAGCCAGGTTTACCAGCGAATAATAAGTGTGGAATATCTTGTTTATCAATAAATTCCTGAAATTTGTTTCTGTTCTCTTCGGTACAAACATAACCTTCTAAGGTTGTTGGCCTATACAATTCGTTCCAAATTGTGTGTTGCTTCATAACTAATTTTTATAACTTCTTAATAATCACCGTAAATGTTGAACTTTTTAGGTGGTTCAACTTTAACAGTTTCTTCTTTTGTTGTAATAACATACAACTCTCCTTTTAAAGGAGCAAGTCTAAATTCACAAGGTTGATTTACTTTCTGAAAATATGCTTCTAAGGTTTCAGTAAGTGATTTGTGAACTATATCTTCGTTTATTAACGACCAACGGTCCCCAGGAGGGACACGTTGAGCGATTAATACATTTATTTCTTTTATTTGCTTTGCCATTGGTTGAATCTAATACATTCCTCCCATGTCTCCAAATCCTTGTTGGTCTTTCTTTTCTTCAGGTTTGTCAACAACGGTACATTCTGTTAATAAAATTGTTCCTGCTACTGATGCTGCGTTTTCTAAAGCGCAACGTGTTACTTTGGCTGGGTCGATAATTCCTGCTTCTTTCATATCAGTGAATGTTTCTGCTTTTAAATCCCATCCATACCAATAATCACCACCTGTAGCTGCATTAATAGCATTGTAAACATTTTCAGGTTCGTAACCTGCGTTTTCAAGTATTTTCTTAAATGGAGCCGCGCAAGCATTCCAAACGATTTTAGAACCAATAGTATCGCGGTTATCAATACCGTTACGTGCGTGTAATAATGTAACTCCACCACCTGGTACGATACCTTCTTCAATTGCTGCTTTAGTAGCATGTAAAGCATCGTCAACACGATCTTTAGTTTCTTTCATTTCCGTTTCAGTGTTTCCACCAACATGGATAATTGCTACACCACCAATAAATTTAGCTAAACGTTCTTGTAATTTTTCACGTTCAAATGGAGATTTTGCATTATCAATTTGTACTTGAAGTTCTTCAATTCGTTGTGTAATTGCTTCTTCACTACCTTTACCATCAACAATAGTTGTAGTATCTTTAGTAATAGTAGCTACTCTAGCTTTACCAAACCAATTCATATCAAAACGATCCAATTTCATACCTTTTTCAGTACTAAAAACTGTACCACCTGTTAACACAGCTAAGTCTTCAAGAATTAATTTACGACGATCACCAAAGTCAGGAGCTTTAACAGCACATACTTTTAAAATACCTCTTGCTTTGTTTACAATCAAAGTTGCTAATGCTTCACCTTCAATATCTTCAGCTACAATCAATAATGATTTATTTTGAGCAGATACTGATTCTAGGATAGGTAATAATTCTTTTACTTGAGTGATTTTTTTATCTAAAATAAGAACTAAAACATCATTCAAAGTACTAGACATGTTATTGTTATCAGTAACAAA